CCTCTTTGCAAGCTAATGCAAACCGAAGAATTGCACCGTATGGTTCTTCGGAACGTATAGCTTTGACTAATCAACGTAGAGCAGAGGAAGAGTCGCGTAATGCAAGTGAGGGAAATACTCCTTTTGATCTCACAAGGGCTTTAAGATCACTAGGTCAAACTAAATATGAAAGTGATCAGGAGCGGCAAGCCAAAGAAGCTGAAAGGCGTAACCTTATGGCTAAAAATCTTTTAGCTTCTGATTTTCCTGTAAGACTACCAGATACACAAGAAAGCAGTTCTTCTTTACCACCAATAAACTATAATGATGGTAGGCCATCTGTAAGCGTGCGTCTTCCACCACCACTAGTGAATGATAAACAAGAAAGCAGTTCTTCTTTACCATCAAGAAACTATAATGATGGTAGGCAATCTGTAAGCGTGCCTCTTCCACAACCACCAGTGAATGATCCACGATCTAACGAAGACCCTACTTTTATTCCAGAAATTGCTGCACCACTAATGAATGATCCACTATCTAACGAAGACCCTACTTTAGTAGGTGACGAAGGTGTGGGTAGTTCTGCTGGAAGATCAGAAAGCCCTGCTCCTAGAAGTATAAATAACAAGGTAGCAGAAGTAGAAAACCTAAATCCTAGTGCTGTTCCTATGGCACAAGACATACGGAACACAACAGTTGATCTTTATAAACAACTTGAAAAAGCTACTGCTACTGAAAGAAAAGAACTTGAAAAACAGACAGGTGGACTTAGCTCAGATCGTTGGATGGAAGTTGCTAATCTGGGCTTTTCAATTCTATCACAACCCGGCGGACAAACTTTCCTTGAAGCTATAGGTAAAGGTGCCACACAATCTGGTCTGATTAAGAATCTTGGTAAACTTAATGATAAGCAACGTGCCCTGTCTACACAACTTGCTTCTCTAGATCGTCGTGATCTACAAGATAAGATCGGTCTAACTGCGGCAGAAGCTGATAGAGTTTATAGAGAAAAAACACTGGAACTTAAACAACAAGAAATAAACGCTAGTACAGAAGCAGCAATTTTAGTTGCTCAGAGTAAAGGAGATACGGCAACAGCAAATCGATATGCTGAGGCTGTAAAGCTAGCTACGTCTGCAGAGGGGCAAAAACTGAGTAGGAAAATGCTAGAAGACCTAGCAAAAAAACACCTCAATAAAGACTCTGGCCTAACCGGACTATTAGGAAACTTTGGGAGGGGTGAAGCTGGGGATTTATACAATAATGAAACATTACAAAATATTTTTGCAACTACATACTATCAGGATACAATGGTTCGGGGGATTTCTCCAGATAAAGCTACTAGTAACGCATATAAACAAGCCTATAACACATATACAAAAACATTTAAAAAATAGGAAACTGCTTTGGCTGACACTCTAGAAAATATTCTAGGCATAGGTAGTAATACTCCTGCCCAACAGAATACTTTTTTTGAAGGAATAGAACGTACTCCTTTGAAAGAAGATGGTACTACTTTTTCTGAAGATAGCGGCTACCTTTTTAAAGACTTACCTTTACCAACAGAAATGGTTTCAGAACCATCTGATCCAGATGACTATCTAAATAGAGTAGGTGTTTCTTTTAATAATGCTCAAAAAAATATTGCTGAAAGTGTAATGTTACTAGGTGATAAATTAGATATACCTGTTTTAAAAGAATGGGGTGCATCAAATATAGAGCAACAGATAAAAGACTTACAAGAGTATGGTCAGCCAACAAGAACTTCTTCCTTAACTCAAGGTATGGATGAAATATCTCAAATTTACAAAGAGAAAGGATTAAGTGCTGCACTCGAAAGAGGATCACTACTAGCAAAAGATATGTCAGCAGATGCTCTAGGTTCTACTGGATTACCAATAGCAGCAGGTTTAGCTGCTATACCTGTTGGTGCTGTAGCAGGTTCAACAGTAGGGGCTGCTGCTGGTCTTATATTACCTTTCACTACTGGTGCTGCTTTAGTATTAGCCCCTATTTATAATGAAGCAATAAACAGTGGTGCTTCTGAAGAGGATGCTTTAAATGTAGCGATTGGTGGTAGTGTTGTATCAGGTCTTCTAGATAGACTAGGTGCTGGCGTAGTTATCAGCCAGCTTGTAAAACAGTTTGGAAAGAAAGCTGTTACTGATGAGATAGCCCTGACAACCGGAAAATCTGCTGCTAAAAAAGGAGTAGATGCTGCTCTAAGATTTACAAAGAATGTTACAGTTGGCGGTACAAAAGCAGGCTTTGCAGAAGCTATAACTGAGGCTGCTCAAGAAGTTACACAAGAAGCTGCTGTAAACATGGCTACAGGAACTGATATGTTTCCTTATCAGGACCCTCAATATAGGGCAAGGTTAATTGATAGTGCCGCGTTAGGTTTTATGGGCGGTAAAACAATAGGATCAGTTACAACTCCTATTGCTAAAAGTATGGCGAGAGACAGAGCAATTAGAGCGGCTGAACTTGAAGAAGATTTAGTAAATCTGTCTAAGGGTGTGGATGATCTAGGAACAGATATAGCTTATACTGAAAAGTTTTCAGGAACATTTACCGATCCTACTCCTATGAGTACTAGCAGAACTATTCGTGGTATTTTTCAAAATCCATTAGCTCCTCTTAGAGACTTAGCTACAAGAGGGGATGGAGGAGGTGCGCGTGTTGTCAACTCTTTAACAGGATTTTATGAAAACCTATCTTCTGAAACCGGTAAAGATTTACAGCAATTTCAAGATGCAATCACTCCACTAAAGCGGAGTATTAAATTACCTCTTGTTCAGAAGGATATTTCTCCTGCTGTAAGCAAACGCATTATTGATGTAATGAGAACTGGTAAATCTGATCAAGATAATAATGTTAATAATGTAGCTTCTTCTCTTCGTAATTTATTAGGCACTGTGGAGATTGATAATGAAACTGGCTTACCTAAAAAATCTGTTCGTTTAAAAGAAAAAGATATTACTAATTCTATTAAAAAAAATAGTCCTATTGAGTCTGTTCTTAAAGCATATAAAGATGGTGATATATCTAAAGATACTTTATTACAGATTGAAAATACTTTAGAGCCAGCACGTTTAGAATATATTCAGCGTTTACAACAGTCTCCTTCAGAAAGAAATTCAATTTTAAATGATATAGTTTCAAAAGAAAAAGTAAAAGAATTAAAAGGCTTAGTTATTTCTAAACCACAAGCTACAGGTTTATTTGCTAAAGCGGTAGAAGCTGGTGTACCTTTGTCATTCTTAAATAACTACGTACCTGCTGTACATAAGCAGGGTTACTTTGCTAATAAAAAGAGAGCAAAGATACTAAAAGAAAAGTTTGGTTTAAACCCACAACAGACAGCGGATATTAATGACAACATTGCAGGTAATGAGGGTATCTTTATAGAAGACGATATTACTCTTGATTTAGAAGGTGTAAAAAATAAAAAGAGTAGTGCTGCTACCATAGCTGCGGAACAAAAAAGAAAGCTATCTCCTGAAATGATTGATGAGTTGAGCAATGCTGGGCTTATGGAAGAGAATGTTGAAGGTCTTATGTACAGATATGTTACTGATCTAAACAAAAGAATTGAAAGTCAAAAGCTAGCCAATATTCTTAATGAAGAAATCCCTAAATTAAAAAATAATATTTATCCTGAAGAGAAGAGACATATAGAAAATATTTATAAAGCTACTCAGGGGGCATATAAAAGTTTAAATAATCCTTCTTTTAAAAGAATACAACGCTGGATACTAACTCATCAGTATATAGCAACGCTACCTCTTGTTGGTATCACTGCTTTAACTGAACCAATTATTATTCTGTCACGCATCAATCCAAAGTATGCTGCTTTAGGAACAAGTAAAGCTATTGTCAATTCTTTAAATTCAGGTCTTAGAAAAATATTTCCTAAACTTCCAAAGACGGAAGCTGAACGTGCTTTTAAAGATATTCTCCAAGGATTCGATGGTGTTTTAGCTGATAGGTTTGGTGATCTAGCTAACGTAAGTTCATCAAAGAAAGTTACAAACGCTTTCTTTAAGGCTACAATGCTGACAACCATAACTCAGATCAGTCGTGATATGGCTTTTCAAGCTGCCCGTCTTCAGATGGAAAATGATTTAAAAACAATAGCTAAGTATGATGCTGTATCTGCTACAAAGAAAGCTCCCCAAAAGAAGACACAAGAATACTTGTTGGCAAAGAAAAGATTAAAACAACAAGGTATTGTTAATCCTATGGATGATACTGTTCAAAAGTGGGCAGCAGAACCTAATGCTTTAGAACAATCTGATCCTTCTATCATTCGTAAGGCTATGGCTAAAACTGTCGATGAATTTATTATGTCACCTAATGCTGTAAATAGACCACTATGGATGAGCAATCCTCACCTAGCTACAGTAGCACAGTTAAAAGGTTTTCTAGCTACATTTGGCAATATTGTTGGTGGTAGGATATGGCGTGATATAGCAGTTCCTTTAGGAAAGGGGCGTATACCTGCTACTGATATAATGAAGTATTCAATTACATTCTCTTTAATTGTTGCTGCTTCTTTATTTACACAATCACTAAGAGATAGGATTAGATATGGAGATGAGAAGAGTCCTTTTGAAGAACTAGATGGTCTTCAACAGATAATAGAAGCATTACTTCGTACTAATATTTTTGGTTTAGGAAGCGTAGCATATGATGCTATGAACGCTCAAAAATATGGATCAAATTTTTGGTCAGCTATATTAGGCCCAACCGCTTCTACTGTTAGTGGGCTAGCAGAAGCTGGTTCAAGTTATGTTTTTAGCGATAATCCAAGACAGTTAGCAAGAGAAATAACTAATCTTATTCCTATTTTAAAAAATATTCCAGTGGTAAGAGATGTGAAACAAGAGTTTGTAGACGCACTGGAAGATAAGCTAGAAGATTTAAAGGATATGTTTTAAATGCCTGAATCAGCTATGTTATGGAACTTAATACTTACTGTTGGAGGTGGTCTTATAGTTTGGTGGATCAAGTCAATTACTTCACAAGTAGGAGAGACTAGAAAGCTAGTGTCAATTACCCGTGAGGAGCTAGCCAAGTATTATGCACTCAAAGTAGATGTTGCAAGAGACATAGATAAAATCATGGTACGCTTTGACAGATTAGAAAATAAACTAGATAGTCTTATAGAAAGGATGCATAAATAATGGCTATTCCATCTTCAATCACACGGTTTGGAAAACATGAGCCTTGGAATTTACAAGTTTCAAGAGAACAGATAGAAAACCATAAACGCTTATTTAAGTTTGGTTTTAATCCTGATATCAATGGCACTGAAGAGACAGTCTGGGATGCTGGCGGCATTTACGCTTATCCCGGTGCAGCGGTAGCTATGACTGCTACAACAGATGCAGGTACACCTGCAAACGATAATGGTGTAAAGATTCTTATACAAGGTCTAGATGCTAATTATAATGAAGTAAGTCAAGAGATAACTCTTGCTGGTTCAGGTACAGCAACAACTACACAGACTTTTATTAGAGTGTACAGAGCATATGTTTCTGGGTCACAAGCACCAACAGGAAATATTAACATTACTAATGGTGGAACAACATATGCAAGAGTGTCTTTAGGAGACAACCAAACATTAATGTCTATGTGGACTGTCCCGGCAGGTTACACAGCTTATTTAACACACTTAAATATTGCAACTGGAACAACAAACGCTAACCAGTATATTGTAGTTAAACTAGTTGCAAGAGAACCCGGCGGAGTATTCAGAACACAATTAAAACAAAGCATTGGTTCTGGTGGTGTAGCTGACTTTGTTATTGAGTATCCGCTTCCTTTTCTAGAAAAGACAGATATTGAAGTACGTGCTTTAAGTTCCGGTTCCAATAACGTGGTATCTTCTGATTTTAGTATTATCTATATTAAGAATACTTCAGCATAAATACTGTGGAACTTACTTCTGAACTACTGTTTCAAGCAGGAGCAGTTATAGCTTCTTTATCAGGAGCTTGGGCATTAGTTCGTTCACAGGTCAACACACTAAAAATTAATCAAGAAGATATTAAACAAAGTATTGAAGACTTGGTAAGTAAAATAGAAGACTTGGAAAACGATGTTGCTGTTGTACGTAATCAGATTGACGTGTTTAAAAATATATTAAGCCCCGCCAATCTAGCTGAACAGCATCGACGGCGGGGCTATATAGATCGTACATTAAAACAACTGGAAGATAACATTCTTGTCTTACAGCATATGCACAATGGAAAACATCCTCCTATTAATCTATAGAAAACATATCATAGAATAGGCTACAGGAGGATGTGTCCTGTGGCTTTTCTTTTTTCTCGCCACTCTCTTTGTGGTATGGGTTTTTCTGCTTGTTTCTGTTCGATCTGTCTGTGTATTTGTTCTGATAATTTGTTCGCAGTGTCTGAGGATTGTTCTTCTTGGTAATCTTCTTCGTCTGTTTCTGTTGCACTTAGTTCCTCTTCTTCCTGCTCTTCCTGTTCATCATCCTCACCATCATCCTCATCCTCACCATCACCATCATCATCATCATCAAACCACTTACACTTTAAGAATATCTTTGATGTTCTTTCTTCACCCAGAACTTCAAGGTAGTGTACAATCTCTGCTTCAAGTTCTGGGATTGTCTTTATACTTTCCTCATCCTTCACGCTACGTACTCGTGACAGAACCTCTAATGCTTTGATTGCACTATTGGTGTGTCCATTATTCTTAGCGTATGTGTACTGGTTTTCAATCTCAGCTACAACATCAATGTTTGTTTCAAGTTCCTTTTCAATCTCTTCAATACGCTCTTTAATTTCAGGCAGTTGCAAAAGACGATAGCCTGTAGCGTGTGCTGATTGAGCAGAGTAACCTGCCTTCTTAGCTGATTCAGTAGCATTACGATAGACAGCGTAAGCCTGACAAAACTTTTCTTGTTTTATATTTAATTCTTTGTTAGCTTGCTGCATGCTGAGTTATCACTACTAATAAAATAATAAGATACAAGAAAAGTAAACCATAAGTAATATTGTTATTCACAAACTTCACTCCAAGTTTCGTTATAAATTAAAATTTGTCTTGCAGTATCGTCTGTAAGTTTGTCACTTTCTGAAATATAGATAGGCTTTAACCAACCACAATTAGCTGCTACGCTTCCAACGCTTGAGCAGCTTGTTAGAAATAGCAGAAGAAGACAGCTTGTTAGTTTCGTTTTCAATTTTATTTCTTTCTTTAACATTCTCTATTGCTGTCTCTAGTTCCTGCTTCTGTGCATTATCCCTTCCTGCCTTAAATGCAAGCAGCATAGGAAATACTTTTGTAATAATATTAAGTACGCTAGAAACTAGAGACAGCATTTGTAGAGACTACTTTCCTGTGTCTTTTGCCTTGCCAAAATTCAAGGCAGCAATCTCTACTACCTTGTATAGCTTACCAAGAACAGTACTAGGATCGGGGGTACGAGTACCAGCTACTACAAGGCTGGCAATAGTAATGATACCAGTTACTGTAGAGATAATAATATCAGAGTTATTCATAAAAAGTTCAAGCATATCTTTATCCTTTCTATTTAATGTTGTCCATGTAGTACGCTTTCTGTGATCGAAGTGAATTTTTAAACACTTCTGAAACTAAAGTACCTTCTCCGTAAACATTAATATTCATTTCAATATCTTTATTGTTAAATAACTTTTCACAATCCTGTGCCATAGCTAGAAGTTCACCAGTAGTCCAAAATTCATACCCGTTAGTTTCAACACGCATGTATTTCTTTTTACCATCTTCCATTGTTCGCGACAATTCTTCAGCAGATAGTTCTCCTTCCATGCAGCAATCAAAGCCAAACAGATGAAAGTTTCTAAAACCAAAGATGTGCATCATACCTATAGCACGCATAGCAGCACATGTACCACCAGTCACAAACGTAGCATCCTCACCTATGTTAGCCTTTAGAGCATCCCCATCCTCTTTGGTCTTGATACTATCTTTGATAGCTTGAGAGAAGGCATGCCAGCCATAGATGTTATCAGTCTTTTCCTTTAGTAGTTTAGTAACTGAAGGATCAGTCATAGAAGCAACAAAGAATTTAGTTGAAGGATCAACCTTATCGAATAGGGTAGATCGAACTATGCCATGTGTGCTAGTACCTTCAACTGGACGAGGGTCTAGTATAACACAGGCCCAAGGCTTTATACCAGCCCTGAGAAGAGTAGGATAACTGTGCTTTACACAAATAATTTTACCTTTTGTTTTTCTTGCTGTGTACTTTAACTTACCGATATCAAGTGAAGGACCACCGGAAACAATGATAGCGTGTTCATCATTGATATTACAAGACCTTACCATGTCCCATTTATCTAGGATTTTAAGATTCTCGTTTATGTTACTGACAATAGTTTCCTTTGGTACACTATCCTTTGGTTTGACAATGATAGGAACTTTTCTTGGTAGCGTTTTGTCTAGAGTATCCACGGCACTTGTTTGTGCTGGAATAATAGTAACTTCTTCTTCTTCCTCTACATTATTTTTTAGATTACCTTTGTAGTGAATCATATACTGTGACAATGGAGACTGAGCAAACGCTGCTAGACCTTCTGCACCTTGTGATAGATTCTGAACACGTAGGCCGTGTGCGACATATATCTTTAGCAGTCGTTCAAAGATAAAACCATCATGCCATTCACGATAGGCTGTTACTTCTCCAATATCATAGCAACCACGCAGGTCTGCTAGAAGATAGTGAGGTGATTGGTAATCAAGATTAAACGCAATGAAAGATGTTTCACTGTAGTCAATATCCTTTCGACCTAAGTGAACAAGTTCAGCACCCTTCTTAAATAAACGTAGCACCCGTTCTTTAGATAAAGGTTTTGTTGTCACAGTATCTGCGTCCAGCCAGATTAACCAACCGCCACGCGCTTCCTGTTCACCAATCTCTAACGATAGATCAGTTAGAGCATAGACCTTATTACACCACTTGATAGCATCCATGCGCCAGTTGTACGGAATCTTTCCTCCTTCCGTACCGTCATGCAACTTCATAAACTGCTTATAGTTTTTCATGTCTTGAATATTATCAAGATTACGATACTCAATCTTATCTGATTTAGGAAGCTGCTCTACTAAGTCATCAGTAAAATCATGATAATAAGCTATTAGTTTAAGATCGTCCTTCCAGTTTTCAATTACAGAAAAAAGCATCTTCCTAGCATATCTTTTAAAACCATCAGCACTAAATGAAGTTACAAATCTAACCATTGTTTTCTATCATCTCCTTGTATAATTCGTACCACTCTTCTGCGTAGTGGTTATCTATATCTCGTTTTCCATTCCAGTTTCTGAACAAAGGCCCACCAGTTGTAAAGTGGACGTTGCGGGGGATTACTTTATCAGAAGTATAACTGTCAAGCCAGTTCCATTGTTCACTGATTGATCCAATATACTCTGAATCACACCAACTAAAAGCATGTAGCCATGATCCTGATTTAGTATTTACATCATGTACTGTCAACTCCTTTATAGCAGGATGACTACAGTTCCACAGAGTAAAACTAGACCAGTTCTTTCTAGGATAAATTTGCTGTACCTGATTGTCCATCTTGGTATTATCGTTCGGATAGTAGCTACTCTTGACACAAGAGATAGCTTTGTTGGATGAACCGTAACGCTCAAACACTTCTATAATATCTGAACGAACAAACATATCACAGTCCATATATAGAGCTAGACCTGAGTGTTGATTTAGGAAAGGTACTAAAAATCTTGTGAAGCTAAATTCGGTAGAGAACGGACGCTTATCAAACATATCAACCTTCTGTCCGTTCTCTACATCGTGCGTTCTAAAGTATAAACCGGATCGACGCAAGCTCTCTTGAACAAGAGGAACAATATTTATAGGTTTGCTTGCATGTTTTTGGATACTATAGACTAGAACATCCAAGTAATCTTTTTCTCTTGGATCGTAACCAATATAGATCGTAGGGATTTTAGTACTTATCTGAGTATTTTTTTCGTTCATTGCTTAGTAACTCCATAAAACTATTAAAATCTTTACTGACTGAAAAGAAATCTAAAGTTTTTTCTAATGACTTTGTTAGGTCTTCTTCCAACATACCATCTTCTGCGTCTGACATTAGTACATCTTTAATAATAATTCCTACCAAAGTATCGGCAGTTTCAGGATCAATTTTAATTGTGTACATTTATAACATACTCCTAAAGAAGTTTAATAATATTTTGTTATGAGAAAGGACAGCCCCTACACCACATTACAAGAGATGCTCTCTCTCCTTCTAAAACTTTTGTCACTCTATGAAATACAAAGCTAGGAAATACAACAATACTACCTGCCTTTCTCATTTCTTTTAAAGTAGAAAATCTATCACCAGATTGAGGGTGTACCCACTTCTGTACCTGAAAGTCACCACCTTTAAAGTTATCTTTTAAAGTCAAGCTGAGTGATAGTTTCCTATGTAAGTCTTCACTACTGTTTTCAACACCAGCATCGACATGCCAGTCATATTTCTGACCTTTAGTGTAGAAGGATACCTGTGGGATTTCCATTTGGCTTACATCAAAGTTCCACTCAGCTTCAATATTAGCCTTCTCAATAAACATTTGTAACATGGCCATAAGTTCAGGATCACTTAGCCAAGCAATCCGGCTGTTGCGTATCTTATCCATACGAACTGAATCACCTTTCTTATGAACCTCTGCTTCAACAGCGTCAAGTTCTTTTGCAACATTATAAAGACCATTACAAAATTCTTTAGGTAGTGCTTCAGGCATGGAGTAATACATTAACATACAGATTCAATTTCCATATTAATATTGTAGTTTATGTAAGAGTCTTTCACACGCTGTGCCTGATCAAGACTCTCAAACAAGATTGGACTATCTCGTAGACTACTCTCAGGTAGATAGTAGTCTTCTCCTTCAAAAACAATCTTTACTCTATACACCACATGAACCTCCGTGTCCAGTTATATCACAAATATCATGTGTCTCTAGACCCTCTTCAAACTCCTCACCTAACTTATCAACAGCTTCCTTATAAGGTACATTTGTTAATGGTTGTCCACCACGACATGAATCAGGGTAAACAGTAAAGCCACGCAGACGATGGGCGTAAGATGCAAGAGTATTAGTAAAGTCTTCCACAGTATCTTCATTGTTCAGTTTGCTTCCCCATGAAGGGAGATTAATAGTAGAAGAGATTGACATGTCTACATAGTCCTGAACGTCAGCTTGGAACTTCATACGACGCTTGTAATCTTCAGCAAGGTCTAGAGCAGACTCAATGCTATCAGGACTAGCACCGTACAGATCAATCAGTTCCTGTGCAGCACTGTCAACAACGTACTGATAGTGCCAACGTGAACCACCCTTCAGGTAACGACGCTTGTATGCAACGGCAAAGATAGGTTCAACACCTGTGCTAGTACCAGCAAGAATACCAATTGATCCTGTTGGAGCAATGGCACGGTTAGCTACGGGTTGGGTGACACACAGGTAATCAGAGAAGTTCTTGCTTGTTCTATCACTCTCTCCCTTGTAGATAGATAACCACTTATGTAATTCTTCAGTAACTACATACTTATGTCCGCGCTTGATTAGCCATTCGTGCATGCCCATAAGCCCTAAACCTAGACGGCGATTCTTCTCACGAACTTTATAAACCTTATCATAGGGCAGCTTTGCACGAAGCGTTCCACATATCAGGAACTTAGTAGCTAGTTGCACAATGTCCTGAAATTCTTTTATAGAATCAATACGACCTAGATTGATTGATCCTAGATTACAAACATCTGAATCATCCTCAGACGTTACTTCAGTACACGCATTACGTAGGGTTTCATTTTCTTTCTCAAAGAAGTTAAAACTAAACCCCGGTTCAGCAGTCGATAAAGCCTGACGTACATTTGTTTTAAATACTTCACCCACATCTCCTGTCTTCCAATAGTTTGTTAGCCATTCAGTATCATAATTGACGCTGATGTTTGTCATGTCAAGTGGAGCATGGAAATTAAAATCTTGTTCCTTGACCTGACCAATTGTAAAGCCTGTCTTGCCTACTGGCATTGTGTACCAGTTCTTAGACGCAAGAAACTTAGTAACATCAGGATGCTTCCAGTTAAGGCTGGCATAAATAGCAGACCTACGTGAGCCACCCTGCATAACCCTACGGCCAATTTCATTGATCATCTGCATCTTTGGAATAGGTCCGCTGGACAAGCCACCTGTACCAGCTAGAATACGACCTTCTTCACGATAACGTGAGTAGTCAATGCCAATACCACCACCTGTCATTAGACAGGATTCACTCTTCCATGACAGGTTTGACCAGTCTTCTCGTGTATCTTCTTCTGCACGTAGCAGGTAGCAGTTATTAAAGAATTTATTTTGACGACCAGCATAGTATAGATAACGACCGCCGGGAATAAATTTAAGATCAGTAATGTAGCGAGTCAGCTGATCCTTATCTTCATTTGACATATGTTGCTGGCATACATCTTCTACTAACACTGAAGCTAGAGCAGCCCATGTCTCACACCCATGATGTGCATACTTGTGTTTAAAAATATCTTCAGAAAATTTGGAACGAAACATCGGGTTTTCGTTTGAACGAAAGCTAGGCATGAACTACTCCTTTATTACTGGCTGCTTATTGATCGACGCTTCTTTATCGTGAAGCGAAAGTTGCAGGATAGCATAATGAATAATCTTTAGCAAGTCCTGTCTGTTTTTACCACCCTTCTTACCATATCTTTTCCAGTATTTCAAGATGTTACCCATAATAAAACCTTCACCATAACCAGCGTCCTGAACAATCTCTAACGCCTGTAATTTATCAGAGGCATAGTGTTGGTTGTAAGTACTAATAATATAATACTCAATTTCACTTAGAATGCGTTGTTCATTATACTTACATTTAGAAAACTTATCATTGTTTAAATTGGTTGAACCTAACCAGAAACTTGTTTCTGTTGTCAATTAATACAACTCCTTAGTCGAAGGAAAGTACTGCGTTGATACGCTTTCGTACAAACTTAATCTCTTTTGATTTTAAAACTTTAAAAGCAAAGCTACGTACATGAGAAGGATCAACACCAGCTATGTCACAAACTGTATTAAAGTCTTCAGCAGTAACACCAACTGAGGAAAAAAACCATGCTTTAGCTTTGTCTCTTTCTATTTTTGTTTCTACAGATTCTTTGTTGTTTTCTTTTTTAGTAGCGTCAAGCAATGCTTGTAGTATGACACTAAGAAAGAGAACCTGTTCAGGATCGGACTGCTTTCTTTCTACGAGATGTTCTATGTCTTGTAGTAAGTCCATCTCTATGTCCGTCTTTCCGCTTGATTTTTCCATCTATCCAACCATCAGGCAAACCATCTGAAAGTTTACAAAACAGAAAACCATTCTTGTCACACCAGTCTGCATAGGTAGACTTACCTCCTTTATTTAATTTATTATTTGGATTGTCAAACACAAACCTGATATCCAGTTCAGGATTTGACTGGCGAAGGAATAAGTGTTTCTTTCTATCATCGAGTTTAAACCTTCCCTTAACTTCAAGTATAATACCTGAAGGAAGAATAAAGTCTGGAAGATACTTTTTACTTTCAATCCACATATACGGTACGTAATGCGGCTCATAAGAGTACGAAACTTTTAAAGTTTCTAACTGATCAGCTAGTTTCCTTTCCGATCCTGATCTATACTTGTTCATTGCTAGAATGTAAAGTCTTCAGATACGTTAGGTGTGTTATTTATTTTGACAAGGTATTTCGGACCATACGAATACTGGAATTTCCTAAGTCCAGCACCGTTGTTAGCATCAGACCAACACTGTTTTTTATAAGGACAATAAATACAGCCAGTATCCAAACGCATATTCCCAGACTTACCATCAGGAACAGGATCATAACAGCGATCAGGGGGACTGCCATCCTTGAGAGTGTTCCGTATTGTTGATATTCTTTCGGAGGCATTCTTAAACTCCATGTCAGGTACAGGACAATATAACAACTCACCACTCACCTTGTCAATGACAAGAAAGCCACCCTTGTAAGTATCATTTGCTTCACAGTAAGCAGAGATTTGGTAGATGTATCCAAAAGGATCATCAGTAAAGATGCTACTTTCTTTAAACTTCTTGAATGAGAAAGGTGAAGCAGACTTAAAGTCAACGATGTTACCGTCAATTTTAGCATCTTGATGACCAGTAACACCGTTGACCTTAACCTCTTTCTGCATATCAGTAATGTTGTGCTTGGCTACCTTTGTCAGAAAGATTAGAAGTTCTTCAAGAATATTTCCATACAGGAACTTTATGTGATCACTTCCCCGTAGTTCTTCTTCTTCTTCTTTACCATCTGCTTGTTGATTAGCGTACCAAATTTTTCTGAGTGGTTGGCCAATCATAGACAGTCTAAGGTTTTCTTTTTTGTCAGGCTTAGACCTAACTTCATTGATAGACTTGACAACAGAATGAACAACACCTGCTGCCAGTTCTTTTAAAGCAGCATCAGTTATGTCTACTACCTTTTCCTTGTCAGTGAAAAGACTGTAAATGTCTTCCACTAACGTATTAATATTCTTGTCGTTCATTGCTGTTGTCCTATCTTTATTAAGAACTATGCAGCTTGCATAAGTTCATCGATTTCCTGCGGCTCAAACACCAGACGATAACGTGTGTACGTAGTACCTTCAGGAGTTTTAGCTTTTACAGTTTCAATAACATAGCCATTCTTTCGTAGGTCAGAGATTGTTGCAGTAAGATTCTCTGACCAACCATTTTCGATTGCGGTCTTACGTGTTACACGCATACGCTTACGTAGTGCGCGTAGAACTTTTACTTCACAGTTATGCATATTATACCTTTCTAAATTTTATTTTTTAAAGAAGGTGCTTACAGTCCCTTCCCTCAACCTGTAAGCTATCGTTGTCCTTATGTAAGGCAATGTTATCCTTACTACGACAACCCCATCAATTGCTATATCAGGTTAAAAGGGAATGTCATCACCCGCAGAGTGCGGCTTATTATTGTTAGAAGAGTTACTAACAACATAACCATCGTCAACATAATCAAAGTCCTCTCCATAGGGGATTAGGTTGACAACCTGTACAGCAATCAGATCAGCGGATACGCCATGCTTCTTGTTGTATTCGTATTCATAAACTTTAAACTTAACATTAACATCACTGCCATTACCGATCAGTGAGTTATCCCAAGGGTTGCGCTTTGAATCCACAACAGTAGGTGCTTCACGCTCAGTACCATCACGCTTCATAACCTTGCGCTTGATCTTAATAAAGTCACCTCTCTCATCACCCTTGTTCTGTATGTTCAGGCCAATGCTTTCTAACTCAACCTTGGTCTTCTCATCTAATGTTACATCAATGCACCATGCTGGTTCATATGTTGTGTTAGGAGCGCATACGCTTGCCCAATATGCTTTACCAGATACGAACTTTATTGAGTTTTCCATTTTCAATTTTCCTTTTCAAGTTTCAGTTTTGTATTTATGCCAGACTTGATTACCAAAGTCAAGCACTTTTTCATCATAAAAGTTTTACTGCATCCTTGTAGTCAAGAAGAACTTCTTGTCCTACGTTGTAACAAGGTCTAACTAATTTACGATTACACCTGTTAAAATTTTCCTCTTGTACTAACAAGTTAGAAGGATAAAATCCTTTGAGACAAAATAAATCTTCGTCTAGTTTAACCATCAATGCAAATATGTCAACAACATTTTTACTTTCTGCACTTGTTGCAAGTAACATTCCAGTCTTGTGGTGTGTGGTCTTAACATCTATTGTCAGACCGTCAAGAACTAAATCACCTAAATCAGTTTTAGATGACATTGATCTTGGATATATTTCCATTAACTGTGTTGGATAAAGTCCTGACAGTTTAAAGAAACTTAACTCACCTCCCGCTCCTATTATATCGAAGGCATAAGGATCATTCTTATCTCTTTTCGCGGCAGTGTCTTTTACTTTAGACTGTCTGTTATTATCATACCTAGCTTTTCCAATAATTGTGTATAACTCTACCTCACTAGGTTCAAGTTTAATTAATGAGTCTCTGACCAGTTGTTTCCTATTTTGTACTCGCTGTCTAGTGGGCATTTTATCAACAACTTCCTTTCAGTTTCTTTCATTGCTTTCTTCGTTATAGAACCAAACGATAAAGCATGTGGTTTAAAAACTTCAAACTGATACTCATCGTGTATTGATGCAACTAAATCAGCTTTTAATTTTAACTTGTTGTAAAGGAGAGTAATGTCTACTAACCATTGCTTACATATAACTGCTCCTGCTCCCTGAATGATAAGATTAACTGCTGCATGTTGATTGCGAACCTTCAATCTTCTGCCATCCAGTCCACGTATATACCCTAATCGAGATGTCTTGTCAACCTTTTGTCTGAAGGTTGCGAGTGCCGGTACGTTAGAAAGAAACGTATCAATCAGGCGCTGTCCATCAGTTGATGTACCTCCTACGATACTGCCTATCTTAGCTGCGCCAGCGCCGTAAATAAAGGCATAGATAAATGTCTTTGCTTGGTCACGAGTTTCTAGCCCTGCCGCTTTCTGATTAGCAGTATGAATGTCACCCTCGACAACTTCTTTCGTGAAGTTAGGATCGTCAAGATAGTGTGCCAATGCTCTTAGCTCAAGAGAACTAGCGTCACAACCAACAAGAACATTATCAGGTTTTGAAACAGTCCAACACTCACGGCACTCCTTACCATAAGGAGAATATCCTGCTGGAACTTGTGCCATGTTTGGACTGTTATGTGCCATACGTCCAGAGATAGCACGAAGTGTAAGAACTTTTCCATGTACTTTTCCATCCTCTTGTACAGCATCTATCCAAGACTGAACTTGTGAAACTCTTTTTTGTAGAAGAAGATACTCTGCAATTATTTTTGCTTCAGGAATATCTACTTCCTTCAGAACGCTTTCATCCACGATTGGATGACCCTTCTCAGTCTTTTTATTAGGTTGCCAACCCTGCTCCATTAGGCGTTGGGCAATCTGTTGTCTGCTGGCAGGATTAAAGATAATAATCTTATCCTTTAATCTCTTACCTGTCTTGTCAGAGTATCTTTCTTCTATAACAGGAGGGTAACACTCTTGAAGATCAGATTCAATTTGTGTTGCCTTATCACGCAACCTGCATACTAAACTCATAGCCTTCTGTAAGTCAAGTGTAAATCCATTACTCTGCTGCTTAGATATCAAAGCTCTGATCCTGTACTCTAGATCAATGGAACGTCTGCTCATCTTTGCCTTCTGGCATTCCATCTTGAGGTGAATGTATAGCCTCCCAGTAAGATCAACATCACGTTTACAATACGTCAACATCTCTTCAGAAAAGTTGCTGAAATCGTGAAAGTCAATCTTGTTGTAATGGAAAGTGTTACCCCATGCCTCTAGAGAATGACCACCTTCTCTAACAGGGTCAAGAAGTTGTGACAGGATAAGAGTATCTTCCAACTGGTTTAGTTGGATGTTCGACCCTGTAAGTCTGTTGAGTACAGGAATATCAAACGATACAATGTTATGTCCAACAAACTTGCTAAACTGTTTACAATCAACAGGAAACTTTTTGTAACAATCTTCTTCAGTCCACACATGATATTTACCTGTCTGAGTTTCTTTGGCAACGATACAGTGAACCTTTGTAGCATCAAGACTATCTGTCTCAATGTCAATTAAAACCTCCGTCATTAAACTCGTTCCCTTCTGGATCTTCACCCAAGTTATCAACTTCGTGCAGTCTACCAGTTTCCTTATTGAAAAATAAGTGGCTTGCTACACCAGTGTCTCCTGCATAACGATTCTTTAAGACACGAATTGTTGTAGTGTTAGCAATGTTAGGATCATCTGACTGTTGATCACGTTCCATAGCTATGACTGCATCACTAAGCTGTGCAATGGACTGTGACCCACGTAGGTGAGCAAGGCTAACTTCCTTACCATCCTCATGTCCTTTGTCCGTTCCAGTCCTACGCAGATGAGAGACAAGTAATAGAGCTACGTTTGTTTCTTCAACGATGGAACGCAGCTTGGTCATAAGATTATCAATGTTTCTACGTTCATCATCACCTTCCAATCCTGAAACAAGGATTGATAGATGGTCAAGGAAAATCCACCGGCAGTCCAAAGCCTTAATCATATACCGTATGCGTGCAAGTATCTCGTCAGTCTGCATCGAACCAAAGTGATCGAAGGCAAAGAACCTTCTCGTTCCTACTGTTGCTTCCTGCCACTTCTTCAAGTCCTCACGGGGAAACTGTTCCCGTATCTCACGAATGTAAATGCGTGCATTAGCCTCGACAGACATGAGATGGAAGATGGTTGATCGTACATTTTCTTCTAGAGAAATAACACCAATGTTTTCTTCAGTGTTGTTTAGTACATGATGCATCAGTTCACGCATGACACTTGACTTGCCAGTACCTGTGCCAGCGGTAAATGTAACAAGCTCACCTGTTCGTATGCCATACAGCTTTTCGTTCAACCCTGCAAAAGGATAGAGGCATGTCTTATACTGCCCTTCCTCGTAGAGAGCATCACCCATATCAGCTAGATTTAGAATACCTGCTGGAGTGTAGACCTTAGCATTCCACCATGCCGTAGTAAATGCTTCTCGCTTACCATTAACTAGGTAATCACTAGCATCCTTGTAGTCAGGGAGGTTTACGATCTTGCATTTGTTTGGTTCAAACAGACTAGCAACCTGCTGCGCTGCCTTACGTCCATGCTCATCGTTATCAAAGCTAAGAACAATGTTATCGAATGCGTTGAGGTATTCAAAGTTTGCTTTGCAGTTACGATGCGCTGACTGTGCACCATCTTTGATGGATAGGACAGGCCATTTAGAACCTAGCATCTCATATGCTGCGAGAGCATCAAGCTCACCTTCACAGATAGTGACGTACTTTCCACGGGCTGGAAAGATGTTCTGACCAAAGAGTGTACCACGACTAAGTGATCCTGCTGGTGCAGCAAAAAATTCTTTCTTTGCTACGTTCCTGATCTTGTCACCTATATGATTGCTGGCACTGTCATAGTACGGGTAGAGGTGACAAGAACCATGAACAGGATGGTCGTACTGTCTTACGTTATATGCTTTACATGTTGCAGCACTAATCTTTCTATCTTCGATGGCTGCTATTTTTCCTACATTACTGAGAGGCTGTACGTTTGTAGTGACTGGTGTTTGCGTTTGAGTTGTCATACCGTGTCTTTCTGTATTGTGATATGAGCATGAAAAACAATGTCCATGACCATCAGCGTATAGAATATACGCATCACTAGATGCACATTTAGGGCAAGGACCGCGACTTACTACTCTGTCTTTATCTTCAATCATCATGATGAATCAGACGATACTCGAATTTGTTGGAAGAGTCTACCACTAATTTATTTTTTAATAGGGTAGTCTTAATACCTAGATACTTCATTAAAGCCTGTAGCGACAGAAGAACATCTTCCATTTCTTCGCTTGTTCCTTCATCTACAATATTATCTGTCTGACTGTTTATTACTCTGTACATTTGAATCTCTTTCAATAGGGTTGAGAGTAATTAAGAGTTACTTACTTATGTTATTTTTCCTGTTCAAAAATATTATTTACAAACCTATAGTCGTTTTGTTTAATCTCTTCTGTTTCTTCTGCGGCTAAACGCTTCGCTTCTTTGTAAGGATATCCTTCCTTTAGATATATCTGAATTAATTCTTTGAAGATAATCTTTCTATCTTTCTCCCATAACTTTTTCACTTAACCCTGTCCTCTATATTTTTTATAATTTCTTTTTTTACTTTTATTTTTAGGAGAAGTATTAACTGACTTGCCAATACTGGTTCTCATATGTTGGTTTCCTGTTCGCACTTTAGATAAACCAATTTCTTTTTTACCTGCCATTTTGTCCTCTTAACTTTTCAAGTCGTTTGTCAAAGCATTCCATGACACAGGAAATAAAGGTTCAATAATCTTACTCCATTCTTCAGCAAGTATCTGTATCTCACGTTGTGCGTGCTTGTCAATACGTAATTGATATGCTCTTGCCCAAGCAGCTAAAGAGCCTGTAACGTAATAGCTTGTGTACAAACATTGTGGCAATACCATTCTTGCCTGTTCTGGACATACTCCTTCTTTCAGTAACTGCTTGTAGTGATACTCACAGGTATCAATTACCTTTTCCAAGAACATATCACCATAGGATGGAGTATCAATAGGTTCTTCACTGCTACCTTGCTTCACATTCTCTGCTGACTTACGCCATCTATCAGGACGAAAGTATTCCCTATCGTCAGTAACATATCGTCTACTAACTTCATTGTAAGTAAACCCTACTACATGTTTGAACCTTTGCCTAGCTACAAATATTGGAACTGTTTCTCTTATCGTTATGATTGGGTGTGTAAACGGGGTGAAGTGATTGTTGTTTGAAAGATAATTAATTAACTTTTTATCTTTGTCCGACAACTCCTGCCGTACTGAGTGGTCTGCTTCCCATTTACTTTCTTTATTAAAAGAAACTCTAGCGGCGTTGACAACACGAAGATCATCTCCTAAATGATCAATGTATTCTGCTCTCATTTAGTTAATTTATCCTTGCTTAATTCTTCAAGTTCATCTTCAATTTTATTTAACTTATTTTTCAAGAAATCTTTTTCATCTGTTAACTCTTTAATCTGTTTATACTGTTCATAGATAACTTTAGTTAATTGTTTGTTATCTTCTTTAGCAGCTAATAGAAGTTCTTTGTTTTTAATATTAGAATTATTATTCACCATTCTTTAATTCCATAAGTACATAGTTAATAGTAGTATATATCTTAACTGCTAAGTCTTGTAACTGAATTTCCTGCTGTAGTGTTGTATAACGTATGTCATTTGCACTATCAAGTATTTCATTTAACTTACCAATTAAGATATTTATTTCTTTATCTTTGTTCATGGTGCGTTGTCACCATATCCACCAGTCGGCCACTTATCATCGAATAAGTTCGTTTGATTAGTAACATCATCAGTGATAATGTTTACTGAGCATTGACAAAATCTTGAGGAAACTTCTTGTAACAATTCTTTTCTTCGTAGTAAATCTTCTTCAGTTGGTTTGTAAAAAGTATCACGATTAGTTTCCAATTCTTGAATAAGAATATTCATTAATTTTTGATTATCTATTTTACTAAACCATTCTTTATCTTCCGTCATAGTAAAACAACCTCCTCTTTTCTACCCGTTGAATAGTAAACATTATCAATATCAAACTCTACTATACATCTATAGCATCCGTCGCATGGTTTAGCAAGTGCTAACTTAAAAATGTTTGATCTTGTGCTGTCTTTCTTGACTCTGACAACAATTAGTGTACAGTTCCTAGATAAATCCTGCTGCTGTCTTACCGCATTCTTAATTGCTGCCACCTCTGCATGTAGATGAATACAATGTTCATGTCTACCATACTTAGCCTGAAAGGGACTGGTCTTATAGCTATTAACTCCAAGACCTATAAGGTTATTCTTATGCCATACTCCTGCTGCTAACCGGAAACATTTTACTGGGTTGTGTATATCCTCCGCGATCCTACGAAGAATCGTTACTCTCCTGCTCAAGTCCATTGTATTCTTCTATCTCTGCTGTTGTCCAAAGGTGAGCGTTGAGTTGAGCATCGGGCCAATGATCAAACACCATTGGTTCAAGGGTTCTCTCATCCACAACATATAACCAATCATCTTTATCTTTTGTCTGGTAAACCTTAACTCTCCACGGCATTTATTTTAATCCCTCTAGTAGTTCCATTTTCTTTACTCATTGCATGATATTCTTTGCAGACTTCTTCAAACGCATCAAAGAGCTTTTGAAATCTCATACTATATACACCCTTTAATCCAAGAAGTACATTAGCAATGTCATCAGTAGACATATCTGTTTCTATAACATTCTCATAGAGAAGGTCAATGTCATCTACAACACGCCAAGCATTCATAATCTCTTGTTCAAGACCAAATATTTTCATTATTCAACCTCAACCATTTCACCATTGCGAACAATGTGATGTTTAACTTCATTTGATGAAAACCTAAAGTATGCTCGACCGCCGTCAATCATATTACCGTTCTCAAACAATTTATAATCATGACGATGGGCACTATACTGTAGATCACCATCATCATCTTCGACAAGTCTAAACTCTACAGATTCAATTCGATCTGCATTAGCAATCATAAGATTGCCGTTCTGATATAGACCAAAATACCGATTACCGAACTGAGGGTGTGGAGTTTCTCTGTAAAAGATATCCATTGCATGTGCCCCATCGTCTATCGCACTTGTACACACATAGGTAATGGGAACACCATCCTTCTTAGAGAAGATTTCACAAACCTTTTGAGTGTCAAATAGTGGTTCATGCTTGATCATTCAAACTACTCCCAATCTTGATATCTCATTCGAGAATCCAATCCATTATCACCATCCCGGCGCTGTATATTCTGTATGTTTCTTATAGAAAGCAGACCCATCTACTCCATATGCAGGACACACTGAAATGTACTCAGGCAAACCCACTCTATCCTTCTCACCTGCTTCTCCACAGATAAAAAACACACCAGTCTTTTCAGACATTGCATGTTTGAGAATGGTCTCGTACTTCTCAACCTTCTTACGAAGGAGTAGTACTTCCTCATAGTAATCCATCGTATCAGTCATCCTCTTTCACCATTGGATTTATTTCCATCCACTCGGACCAATCAGCATGTGGCATATAGTATTCAAGCACAGTTTGAATCGCTTTAAGCAAAACATAGTCTGGCTCAAGAACGTCATCTGAACAGTCAACCTTGTCAAACTGATTGTTCACATGATAAGCGTCCTTTAGCTCATCAACGATAACTTCGTCAACGATAACTTGGACGCAATCTTCAACGTTAAGTGTAATCGTTTTCATTTTGTTTCCTCATTGCATGATATTCTTTGCAGATCAGTCATCGCTCATCCCCATCACCTTTCAGTACGTTACGTTGCTGTCTGTCTGCCAGCTTCTGTAAATTACCCTGTGCTATGTCTTCAAGTTCCAGACCAAGGACATATGCCATCTCGCTGACGAACCAGAGTACATCACCAAGTTCTTTATTAATAGTAGGAAGGTCAATGTGATCTTTGTCACCTCGCACCCACTTGCTGACAAGAGAAGCTACCTCTCCAGCCTCACTAGCAAGACCAAGAGCAGTATAAATAATGCCGTTATCCTTCGGATAGACGGCAGTCTTATGTGCTTCCTCCTGATATTTTCTAAAAGTAACTCCAGTTAAATACTTATTATCGTAAGGCACTGTACCCATACTCCTATACTCCACAAGAACCACCATGCTGCGTAATGTCGCAGATGTCATGCGTCTCTACACTCTCCTCAAACTCTTCACCAAGCTTGTCAACTGCTTCAGCGTATGAGACAGATGTTAGTGGCTGACCACCACGGCACCCATCAGGGTACACAGTAAAGCCACGTAGACGATGGGCATAAGATGCAAGGGTGTTAGCAAAGTCATCAACTGTATCTTCGTTGTTAAGTTTGCTTCCCCATGTTGGGATGTTAATCGTGGAAGAGATTGACATATCCACATAGTCCTGAACGTCAGCTTGGAAAGCCATACGGCGCTTGTAGTCCTGTGCAAGATCAAGTGCGGACTCAATGTTGTTAGGGTCTACACCATGCACATCAATGATTTCCTGTGCAGCGGAGTCAACAACGTACTGGTAGTGCCACCTGTTCTGTCCTTTTAGATACCGCCGTTTATAGGCGACAGCAAATATAGGCTCAACACCAGTGGAAGTCCCAGCCAAAATGCCAATCGAACCCGTGGGGGCAATTGCTCTGTTAGCCACAGGACGGGAAACAGACATAGCATCAGCAAAGTCACGGCTAACACTATCAGAAACGCCTTTGTAGATTCCCAACCACTGATGCAATTCGGGAGTGACCTCATAACGGTATCCTTTCTTAATCAGCCACTCGTGCATACCCATAAGGCCAAGGCCCAAGCGACGGTTCTTTTCACGTGTCTCATATACCTTGCTATAAGGCAGCTTGGCACGTAGGGTTCCGCAAAGAAGGAACTTGGTTCCTAGCTCTACGATCTGAGTAAATTCTTCAAGGCTATCAATGCGGCCCATGTTAATGCTACCCAAGTTACACACGTCTGAGTCATCTTCAGATGTTACCTCAGTACAAGCATTGCGTAGCGTTTCATTCTCTTTATCAAAGAAGTTAAAAGAGAACCCCGGTTCGGCGGTTGATAGGGCTTGACGAACATTTGTCCGAAATACGCCACCTACTTCTCCTGTCTTCCAATAGTTAGTAAGCCATGCAGTGTCATAGTTGACAGAGATGTTTGTCATGTCCAGAGGGGCAATGTAGTTAAAGTCCTGCTCCTTTACCTGCCCAACGGTAAAGCCTGTGTTGCCTACGGGCATTTCATACCAGTTCTTAGCAGCAAGAAACTGTGTTACATCAGGGTGTTGCCAATTAAGACTGGCATAGATAGCTGACCTACGTGAGCCACCCTGCATGACACGACGACCAATCTCGTTAATCATCTGCATCTTGGGGATAGGCCCACTGGAAAGACCGCCTGTGCCGTTAAGCACACGACCTTCTTCACGATACACAGAGTAGTCAACACCAATGCCCCCGCCTGTCATCAGGCAGGACTCAGCCTTCCAAGATAGGTTGGCCCAGTCTTCACGTGTGTCTTCTTCAGCACGTAGAAGGTAGCAGTTATTGAAGAACTTGTTGGGACGACCAGCATAATATAGGTAGCGTCCACCCGGAATGAACTTCAAGTCAGTAACCATACGCTTGAGTTCGTCCTTCTCATCTTGTGTCATGTAGTCTTGACACACATCGTCCACTAGAACATTAGCTAGTGCCGACCAAGTTTCACACCCATGATGGGCATACTTATGTTTGAAAATATCCTCACTGAACTTGGATCGGAACATAGGGTTTTCGTTAGAGCGGAAATGAGGCATCAGCTACTCCTTTTCATTAGCGGTATCGTGGACATGAAGCATGATAATAGCATAGTGGATAATCTTGAGCAAGTCCTTACGGTTCTTTCCATCCTTTTTTCCATACCTTTTCCAGTATTTCAATATGTTGCCCATACAAAATCCTTCGCCATAATCAGCATCAAGGATTGTGTCAGTTGCCTGATACTTACTAGACGCATAGTGCTGTGTATAAGTTGCGTCTACGTAGTCCTGAATCTCATCGAGATACAGGTTCTCATCGAACTTGTACTTTGTCATTGTTACCTCTAGATGTTTGACAAGATAGAGTTTATTTTCTTTCTTGTGTATTCAACTTCTTTGCTCCGTATAACCTTGTATGCAAAGCTTCTTGTGTAACCCGCATCAATACCTGCCATGTCACACACGGCTGTAAAGTCTTCAGAGGTTACGCCCACACTGGCAAAGAACCATGCTTGTGCATGTGTCCTGTCCAGCTTGGCGCGTTCAGATTCATTTTTCGTTGATGGCTTAGACGCATCAAGCAACGCCTGTAAGATGACAGTCATAAACAGGATTCGTTCAGGTGACGATTGCTCCTGCATGTAGTCTTCAATCTCAATAAAGATGTCTGTCACTGCAGCCATTCCTCTGGAATACCATCAGATAGTTTGCAGTACAGGAAGCCGTGCCTCTCGCACCATTGAGCATATGTCTTTCCATTTGGTGCTTTAGTTAGCTTCTTGTTTGGATTGTCAAACACAAAGCGTATGTCAAGATGTGGGTGTGCCTCTTTAATCCGTAGATGTTTTGCCCTATCGTGAGCCTTGAACCATCCTTTGACTTCAAGATATACTCCATTTGGTAACAGAAAGTCAGGTGTATATTTTCTTGTTGCAACGACAGGATACTCAATACGCTCTGTCTCGTACTTGATGGCAACCCCAAGCATAAGAAGGTACTCAGCTACAGTTACCTCTGAACCCGATCTAAACTTCTTATTTTTTAGACCTCTTTTTGAAGACCGCTTCGCAGGTTTTCTTGGCATTAGTCGAGACTATCCAAAGAAATTTCCTCAACGTCAGAAAGCTTTTGAGTTTGGGTAAGATAGCGGATACCGTTTGAATAGTTGAAGGCGCGAAGTCCTTGACCGTTGTTAGCATCACTCCAACAAGTTCTTTTAAAAGAACAATATACGCAGCCAGTATCAAGGCGACGATTGCCAGATTTGCCATCAGGAACATCGCTATAACACCTACTGGGAGGAGTGCTATGTCCAACAACTCCACGAACTTTTTCAATCCGTTCTTCAGCATTAATCATCTCCAGATCATGTATGGGCAGGTAGGCAATCTCACCATTGGATTTATCAATGGCAAGAAACCCTGCCTCTTTCGCGTTCTCTGCTTTGGCATAGGAAGAAATCTGTGCGATGTATCCGAAAGGGTCATCACCTGAAAGGTGTCCGTACTTAAACTTCCTAAACCCAAAGGGTGATGCACTCTTGAAGTCAACGAGTGTGCCGTCGATCTTACCATCAATGTGTCCTAGCACACCGTTGACCTCAACCTCCTTCTGTTCATCCGTTACTTCATGTCCTGATGTACGAGTGAGTAGAACAAGTAGTGCTTCAAGAATATCTCCAAACAAAAATTTAATACGGGTGCTTGAAGAAAGTGTCTCCTGTGGGGCTTGGTTTATTTCATACCAAATCTTACGATCAGGTTGCCCCACAAGAGACAGTCTTAGGTTGGCCTTTCTGTCGCGCTTCTCTTCAATGGATCGACGCACTGACATACTGACCTGCTCAATGAAGGCTTCCATGTCAGCATCTGATACCACACGCTCGTTCTCATCGGAGAACAAACTGTATATATCTTCAACCACGGTTTCAATGGACTTATGTTCTGACATGGTATACCTTTCTTTTTGTTAAGGCTTGGTCCCGCCCTCTCCAAGCCGGTGTGCTGCTCTATATCGTGACCGCATCCCCGTGAATGTTCTATCTCTTAGAAAGGAACATCTTCAGAGATAGTTGTGTCGTGCTTGTAGCCGCCATCAACGACAGGCAGAGCATCTTCAGCTTTGCTGCCGCTGTATTCTACAAGATCGACAACCTGTACAACCTGAAGGTCTGCACTCTTACCTGCACGACCTTGGTATGTGTACTCATAAGGCTTGTACATTACATTCACCTTACTGCCGTTACCAATCAGTGTATCCTTGATTGGGTTCTTCTCACTGTCAACAACAGACGGTGGCTGGTTGTTATCGCCACGAGCGTTACGAACCTTACGCTTGATCGTGATAAAGTTACCACGATCATCTCCCTTGTTCTTGACGTTAAGACCGTCGCCCTGAACCTTGGATAGATTGTCATCGTCTAGGCATACGTCAATTTGCCACACACCATCTGCATCAAACGTGGTGTTAGGGGTTACAACTGATGCCCAGTATGCGGTTCCAGAAATTACAGTCATTTACTTTCTCCTTTGCAGTGCCACTCAACGGTGGCTGTTGATGAGGTATACATAGTACTCGTTGTGTTTAGGGGTGTCAACAGTTTTTTTTCAACCGTCGAATTTTGATTCATGTTCTCTCATGTTTTTTTCTCCAGTGAAGAACAGGTCGTACTGTGAGTGGTAGTCGTCGTCATCATCACGAGTACGCCTCTTGTTCTTCATGTATGTCTTCAGGTTAAGGATCGTGTTAAACCATATGCCAATTAGCACGAGCGTCTCCACGGTTAGGATTAGGTATGACATCACTGTATCTCAGGCTTAGTCATTGGTTTCTCCAGTCGGTTGATAGCCATGTTGTAACAATCCGCACGGACGATAAACCCATTGTCACCATCCTGTTCCCCACGACGAAGGAACCGTGCGTCTTTAATATACTTCTTCTTGTCGTAATGCCCTAGTACCCATGCCTTGCTGTTGTCGTAGTGGACACGACAAAAAATGTAGATGTTACAATTCTGTCGTGTATTAAAGTTTGCCACTGAACAATCGTAGTAGTTCTTTGGGGCAGTGCTGGTTCGCTTTGTCTTGACATCAGCGGTGCGTCCATCAGGTAGAACCATGTCGTACTCGTAGGTATGGCTGATCTCGCCGCCGTAGATACGTTGTGCAGCGATCTCACCAAGGAATCCGGCAATGTTGCCACCACCATGTTCAATGGAGTTGTTAAGCTTTCCCATATCGGCAGACCTTTTAGCTGCTATGGTGCGATCTTCGTCTGTGAGTTCCACAATCTGCATCAGTGTGTCTCGCTCCAGTTGCGTCCTATTTTGTATTCACTGTCCAAGGGACAACGAACCTTGAGAATTTTTTCAGTTTCTTTCATAGCTTTCTTGGTGATCTCACCAAACTTTTCAGCATGTTCACGTTTGACATCGAACTGATACTCGTCGTGGATACTGGCAACAAGGTTGGCATCTAGCTTCTCTTGCTTTGCCGTCTTCACGATCTGTATCAGCCACTGCTTACATATAACAGCACCTGCTCCTTGGATCAAGAGGTTAAGTGCAGAGTGTGCGGACCTGACCTTGAGCCTACGCCCATCAAGTCCCGGTACGTAACCTCGCTGTGCTGCCTGTTCAACACGTTGGCGTAGTGTCTTAAGTGCAGGTACGTTGGAAAGGAACTGGTCAATCAATCGTTGCCCATCCTTTGCTGTACCTCCTACCACACTACCAATCTTGGCAGCACCTGCACCATAGATAAACGCATAGATAAACGTCTTCGCTTGGTCACGTGTCTCCAGCCCTGCGGCGTTCTGGTTGGCGGTGTGAATGTCACCGTTGACAACCTCGTTGATAAACGCTTTGTCATTCAGGTAGTGGGCAAGTCCACGTAACTCAAGCGAACTCGCGTCACAACCTACCAGAACTCTGTCAGGCGCTGAAGCAATCCAACACTCTCGACACTCCTTACCAAACTCAGAGTAGGAGGCAGGAACCTGTGCCATGTTAGGTGCATGGTGTGCCATACGCCCACTGACTGCCTTGAGTGTAAGCACCCTACCGTGGACCCTACCATCGTCATCATAGTAGTTGATCCACTGCTTGATCTGTGACACACGCTTCTGCAGTAGCAGGTAACGTGCAATCAACTGTGCTTCAGGGATGTCCACATGCTTGAGAACTCCTTCATCTACGATAGGGTGTCCCTTCTCTGTGAACTTGGTAGGCTTCCAGCCACGATGCTGTAGGTGGCGTACAATCTGCTGCCTACTAGCAAGGTTAAACTGTGGGAAGTCAACCACTGAATGTTCACCACCAGCAAACGGCCAGTCATCACCTAGATGTGATAGCCCAATCTTGGATAGTGATCCATCCTTCTTAATCTTGGGAGAAACCTCTTTGATAAAGGTGGGAAGAGGATAGAAGGCTTCCTGTACCTGTAACTCAATCTCACCTGCCATGTCAGAGAGGCGTGACATAAGTGCCATTGCCTTGGGCATGTCAAGTGTAAAGCCGTTCTTCTGTTGCCTGTCAATCAGGAACCTGATCGTGTGTTCCATCCTGACACTCTCATCGCTGAAGTTTCGTAACTCATTCTGGAGTGTGGCATACACTCTTGTCGTCAACTCCACATCGTTGATGCAATACTTTACCATCTCGTCTGAGCAATGGGACCAGTCATTGAACTCCGTTTTAGGGAAGCCAAGTGTCTGGCCCCATGCGTCAAGCGAGTGACCGTTATCACGCATTGGGTTTGTGATCTGCGACATAATCATTGTGTCTTCGATCTGGTCTACTGATATACGTGTGCCAGTCAGACGGTTCAGGGCGGGTGCATCAAAGCTGATACCATTGTGCATCACGTAGCTTGTGATGTTTTGCTTGGCAAAGCTGGGCCAGTTGTTAATGCACTCACCCTCTCTAAAGGTGTGAACCTTTCCCGTCTCGACATTCTTTGCAACGATGCAGTGAATGGTGGACGGCTGTAATGAGTCAGCTTCAATGTCCACCACGTGTTTCATTTAGATAGTCTCCGCTGTAATGTCCATCTGCTTGGGTTGATCTGGGTTGTCACCAAGGTTCTCGACCTCGTGCAACCTGCCTGTCTCACGATTGAAGTACAGGTGACATGCAACCCCTGTTTCTCCAGCGTATCTGTTCTTGAGTACGCGAATGGTAGTTGTGTTTGCAGCATTTTCATCCTCTGCTTGTTGGTCACGCTCCATTGCAACCACTGCATCCGATAGCTGTGCGATTGCTTGTGAGCCACGTAGATGTGACAAGCTTACAGCTTTTCCATCCTCATGTCCACGGTCTGATCCTGATGACCGTCGAAGGTGGCTGACAAGTATCAACGCGCAGCGTGTCTCCTCAACCAGTGATCGTAGCTTAGTCATAAGCTGGTCGATGTTACGTCGCTCGTCCTCACCCTCAAGACCTGACACAAGGATAGACAGGTGATCTAGGAACACCCACTTGCAGTCAAGTATCTTGACCATATACCGTACACGGTTGAGGATTTCAGTTGTTCCAAGAGAACCAAAGTGATCGAAGGCATAGAAGCGACGGGTTCCGATTGTCTCCTTCTCCCATGCTCGTAGCTGGTCTTCAGGAAACTGGTCACGAACCTCACGAATGTACAGCCGTTGGTTAGCCTCGACCGACATGAGGTGGAAGACTGTGCTGCGAGTGTTCTCTTCCAGAGAGATAACACCAATGTTGTCATTGGTACTCTTGAGTACATGGTGCATCAGTTCACGCATAACACTGGACTTACCTGTGCCAGTACCTGCTGTAAGTGTGACAAGCTCCCCAGTACGGATGCCGTACAGCAGATTGTTCAGACCCTCGAACGGGTACATGCAAGTTTGAGATTGGTCCTCGTCGTACAATGTCTCTGACATATCAGCAAGGTTGATGATCCCTGCTGGTGTATAGGGCTGTGCGTTCCACCATGCACGAGTGAACTCTTCAGTCTTGTTCTGCTGTAGATACTCGTTGGCATCCTTCAGTGTCAGCTTTGCAATCTTACACTTGTTGGGTTCAAACAACTCAGCAACTGCTGATGCTGCCTCGCGTCCGGGCTTGTCATTGTCAAAGCAAAGCACGACAGTCTCAAAGGAATTGAGGAAGTCAAAGTTTGCCTTCACGTCCTTGACTGCTCCTTGTGCACCAGTCTTGACTGACACACACGGCCACTTGCTACCCGTCATCTGGAAGACTGACATCGCATCAATCTCTCCTTCAGTCACGGTGATATACTTACCACCACCACTGAATAGCTGCTGCCCAAACAGTCGGGCTGACGTGAACTGGCCCTCAATGTAGAAGTCCTTCTTCTCACAGAGGCGTGTCTTGTAGGCGAGGAGGTTGCCGTCAGCATCGTGGTACGGATAGAAGTGTTTCTCGATACCGTTGCTACCAATGGTTGCGGTTACACCATACTTGTTGGCAGTGTTCTGCGTGACGTTACGATCTGTCAACGCCATGTTGTTGCCACGAAATGCCTGTGACAAAGGCTGTGTCTTGTTGTTTTGATATGCGGTCACTTCCATATCGGTGTCCTTATCTTTTCGCTTGTGATAGTTGCAGGAAAAGCAATGTCCATGCCCATCGTCATACTCAATGTACGCATCACTTGACGTACATGAAGGACAGGGGCCACGCTTTACCTCTTTGGTTTCAGGAAAATCATCAGTCATCGGCAGCATTATACACCTTTCATGCTGGTTGTCAATGTAAGATAAACATCCAAATCTTTCATACCTGAAAGTATTTGGTGTTATATCTAAGCAGTTTCGTAGACTGAGAACGTGTTCAGTACATGATCGTCATCTGATACAATCAAATCTGTCTCAGTCGAGTACTCCCACTTGCAACGCAAGGCATCCGCAAGTCGTTCAAGATTTCGCAGGTGTTCAGTAGCCTCTTCCTTGCTACTAAACATTTCACTTTTCTTTCCCTTTGCATCACAAACATAAAACATTACTTCATTTCCTTTATGTAAGCTTCTTCAAGACTAGATTTGGCTCGTCCAAGTTTATAACTATCCTGTGTTACACGACCAACATTTTCACGAAGGATGTCTTCAGATAGTGGCTCAGGATAGTAGATTTCAAGAGCCTCTACATCTGAGACGGCCTTGAAGTAGTGCTTCTCAGTCGGGCTGACCGTTGTGTAATCACCATCCGTTAGATACGTGATGTCCTCAAGTGCATATTTATTTTTGGTTACATGTATCTCAAGGTTGCCCTTAATTACGTAGAACATATTCCACTTATGTAGGTGTTGGTGATATGAACACTGCCCACCCTTGCTGATTTCAATGTGATGCACCTCAACGAAAGGTGTCTGGAGTAGGGGGCGTGTTGTCCCCCATATCTTTCCGTACTTCATACGAGCCACTCCGGTGTAGGTCGCTTGGTGTAATTGAGGATAGGTGCTTTATGCACACGATAGTAATTGCGATAGCCGTCAACAGGATCAGGTCTTTTAGCATCGTCTGGCATACACTGTGGCATCTCCGTCATGAAGCCCTGCTTGATACCGAAGGGTGCCATATCAAGTGGGCGTTTGAGTTTCTTGATGGTCAGGTGTTCCTTGCCATACCGATAGGTATACTCCTTGCCAAGTTCAAGGAACAGATCATACAACCAACGGTAGTTGTTGTTGGTTTCTCTTGCCCACACTGCTGAAGGATGGTTCTTGTGTGTGCATTTGTACATGCTTTGCTTGTCAGCAAAGTCGTCGCCATCAATCATGCGCCATGCTGTTGACAGTAGCTGACCTGTCTCAAGGATCATCTTCACTACGTGCTTGTCACAGTGATACTGTGCAGCTTTTACTGGGTCTATGTCTAGCATAAAGATATTCATTCGTCTTCATCCATTATGTCATTCACAAACATTTGGTCTTCAGTCATGATCTCGTCTGCCTCTTGCTTGGCAAGACGCTTGGCTTCCTTGCTACTGTATCCTTCCTCAATGTATGTGGAATACAGTTCTCGAAAGACAATCTTCCTGTCTTTTACCCAAAGGTTCTTCATCACTCCTCGCTGATATCTTTCTCTAGTTCTTCCAGCATCTTTTCAGATGTATTGCCCAGCGCCTTTTCTTTCCGAACCTTCTGGATTGCAGTATCAATATACTTCTCCTCGTCTTCAATGCCGGATATATCCTTGACAATATATGTACGTGCAATCTCGTAGCCTTCAGGACCAAACTCATTCTGAATAATCTTCAGAATATCTTCCATTGACCAACCACGAATGGCACTGGCTTTGCCAAGGTCCATTAGCTGATCGACACGATAGGTGATTTCACTCTCGTTCATGTTGTCCTCTTCACCAGTCAGGTTGTTTAGGGGTTGTGAGGTCATCGTCATCTTCAATAAACTCCTCGTAGATAAGTTTCCAGAACTCAGTCAGGTCGTCCTGATCGTTGGGGTTGTAACCCATTGCCATCATTTCGATGCGGATAAGGCGGTGGAAGTCAACCTTGCCCTGATAATACATACGTTCAACAGCCCAGTCAAATGGTATTAGCTTCCCTGACCCCGGTACTTCTTCCATGATTGCCTCTTGTGTTTATTCTTTGGTTGGGAGTTAGCTGACCGCCCGATAGATGTTCGTCGATGTTGTTCAGAAGGTGGTTTCTCGTTGCCACGTAGTGTTTTAGCCATTGTCCTCTCCAGTTAGTGTCTTCCATGATACGGGAAACAGGCGGTTAGCATAGTAGCCAATGCCTTTGGCAACCTCACCTGTCTCTCGTTGTGCTGTCTCCTCCATGCGTAAGTTATACACACGAGAGAAGGCATACAAACTTCCTGACCAGTACCATTCGGTAAACATCCCTTGTGGTAGGACGGCTCGTGCTTGTTCAGCACACGCACCCAAGTTAATCAGGCCGTTGTAGGCATCAATAGCATGTCGTGTTGCGTCTTCATATATGTGGATAGCAAGGCTTGGAGATATTATCTCCTCGTCCATTGAACCTTGCTTCAGGTTTTCGTCTTGCTTACGCCATGTCTCAGGTATCCAGAGGTCAGGATCATAGGTGACGTAACGGCGGCTGATCTCATTCCACGACAACCCCACCTGATGCTTTGCTAGTTGCCTTGCAACAAAGATTGGTGCTGCAATACGCACTGACATGGTGGCATGAGAGAAAGGCGACCAGTGATTGTGCAGTGCCAAATACTCAATTAGTTTCTCGTCTTTCTTGCGTAACGTCTTGGTTTTGCTACGACTTTTGTCGTCCAAGTCCCAGTCAGATTGTTTGTTGAATGACACACGTGCTGCGTTCACCACTGAAAGATCACTGCCCATGTGGTCGATTAGTTCGACTGTTACGAGATGATTGAATTTATATTCCATTACAGGTAACGATGTCCTTCGTTGGTTGTGTAAACTACGTTCTTGATTTCAAACTCTGCTATGCAGCGGCGGCAACCGATACATGGCTTTGCCATAGCTCTTTCATATCCAGTGTCGTTTATGTTGCGAACTCTGGCAATGTAAAGAGTACTTTTTCTCAGGGTATCAAGTCCACTCCGCTTGATTGCGTTCTTGATCGCATTGATTTCAGCGTGTAAGTGGATAGCGTGATCGTTCTTGCCCCACTTCGCCTGAAAGGGATCAGTCTTGTATGAGTTGGCCCCAAATGAAATGATTTCTTTCTTATAAACAACAGCAGACGTGAGCCTGTAATTCCTGACAGGATCAGGAATATCAACAGCAGCTTTCATAAGGATGTCCAAGAACTTTTCATTTCGTTTGAAGACCGCCGAGCCTTCTTCGTCCATGTTATTTTACCGGGAGTATCTCCGTTGCATCGGGATAGTCTAGTCGTGCATCAGCTATGCTGTCATACATTTCTTTGTACTCAACAAAGCCGTCGCCACAACACCATCTGCACTGGCTTACTAGGCCTTCACGCCAAGGTTCATATACATATGATTCAATACTTCCTTCACCGTCACAATCAGGACAGCGAACACGAATGATTGTGTTAGCGGTAGAAGACATGCTTGTTAATCCTTATTGTCTTTTCTTTGGTAATGCTCCATTTAGGAGCTACGTAATCTGCATGATAATACAACGCACCATCTGATATGTCAACAGATTGGTTGTGCATAACACGCCATGAAAGATACTTTGCTTTGTCCCAAGACTTATGATCCTTTGGATCATCTGACTTGCCGTCGCAGTAGAAACTGAACTGACACATATGTCTGACAGGTATATCGGGATTGCTCTTGTAGGTTGGGCCTTGAGTCACAACGTCACAGACGTTATCGGGAAAGCCATCGTCGTTGACACGATTGAGGACAACATGTGCCACTGCTACTTGTCCAGCAGTAGGCTGGTTCCTTGCCTCCCAATAGATAGCGAGGGCAAGGCACGTTGCCGGATCGGCAAAGATATTCATGATGCTAGTGTCCTAAGTAAAGTTTAGCGTTCTCTATGTTATAGGAACCTATAAATTGCCTACCGTATTCTTCTTCAAGGTAGTCAGCAAGATAGCGGAAAGAGGTGATAACATCTTTCACCTGTTGTGCTGCTTCAGCGTCATCAGTTTTGATGCCAACCACCAACTCTCCGCTATCTGTCTGCTTCAAGGGTGACATGAGACTGTCAAGAAAATCCTCCGCTAAGTGTTGGTATGTAATTGTAATGTGATTGAAGTCATCTTCGTCAAACCTAAACGAGATGCCAATGCCTTCCTTATCAGGAAGTGCTAGTACCATGTCACCCATGTAATGTTTAGTCCTTACCAGCCGCTTGTGGTTGCAGAGTATTGTAACGCAGGATCGTTCTCCCACTCCTCATAGCCATTCATGAAGTCATTGATGTCTCCCAAGGCAACATCATAAAGCATCTCAGCGTCAGCCACTGTGAGAATATATGCCTCTACTGAGGAAGGTATCTCGCTGTAGCTTTGGTAATTGTACTTAGTCATGGATCACTCTCCTTTCGGGGTGGATAGGAGTTGGACGTGGAACGACACGCCCAACGAACCCTACTATTTTAAATCAACTCTACAGGCATGTCAAGTTTGTACGCCTCAAGCCATTCAGGTTCTGCATGGGTAAGGTGTGCAAAGTTTTCAAGCTCTTTGATATACATATCACCAGCCTCAAATGAACCATAGGTCATTGGGGATTTTGCCCACACAAACCACCTTGCATATTCATTGCCCCTTTCCTTATCGGGACGCTGGTATGTCTTACAGACATGGAACACAAAGTCTCCTGCTTCATAGATGGCATACGGATTGTCTTTGTCACGGCTCTTGCCGAAAGGGTTCTTCGTGGTCATTCGTCATCTCCTCCATGAGGTTTCTAAGAGAACCATCTTAGTCTCTCATATAAGAGAGGCTAAGTGGTATCTCTAAGGGTTGCGAGGCTAACCGTGGCCCCGCACGTGCCTATTGAGCGGCAAACCTATTCGTCACCATAGTACCCGTAGTCTTCGTCAGTTCCCCATCCCGCAGAAGCTAATGCTTCAGCGTCATCGGAATAGTCATTAGCTGAATACGGTTCTTCCTCATCTTGATTAAGATGGTAGTCCTCGTGGTTCAACTCATAGAGGTAGTCATCCGTTACAAAGTAACGAACATCTGCCTCAGTTGTAAACGCATCACGGTGTTTCAGCCCTTCAGCAATCAGCTTGTTAAGTTCAAGCCGTTGTTCAACGGAAAGGTCTTCGATGCTTTCATATTTCATTGCTTACCTCCTATTCGACGATCTTCACATCGTACCCGAGCAGTTTGGATACTTCTGCGACGGTCAGTTCTTTGATCTGTCCTTCCCGGTCTTTGATCTGTCCTTCAAGGACATCGATGCCGCTGATCCCGTAGAAGATATCAGGGTCGAATCCGGGGATGTCCCAGACACGCTTCCGATCTTCCGGGTCGGCCTCGTCCCACGACTTCTGGAAGGCCTCCTTGTATTCGTAGGACTTCAGGTAGCCTCCCGTTGTCTTGTATTCAGGGTGGTCCTTCTTCTCCCGGTCAGTCATGTCAGATTCCTCGACCCACTTGGTCAGGTTGAAGTTTAGGAATTTGGGGAGATGCGCCTGAGCCCATTCGGACCGGCTGATCGTCTTGTTGAATGCCCGGATGGTGTCAGCCTTGGTCGTGTTGAAATACCCGGTCTCGGAGTTGACCGAGTTCCAGTTGCCGGTGTTCCAGTGGCCTGTGTTCCAGTGGCCTGTGTTCCAGTGGCCTGTGTTGCGGCTGCCGGTGTTGCAGTG